TAAGGTTTCAAATGTAAGTTTATCTCCTGCAACAAAAGTATCTGTCATAGGTGTAGGATATGATGCTTCACCTAATTGTATGCCTGGAATATTTGCAGCGGTACAAAACCAAGTTGTTTTGGGTAAACGATTAAACGCAAGTCTCCATTGAGTTCCAGTTGCGTAATCAAATACTGTGGGTTGACTAGTGTCTGCCATTGTTTTTATATTAAAATTGTTACACTAGTATTTATAAGGAAGGAAATAGGGGAGAATCCATCCCCCCCTATATTAATGAATTAGGGTTATTTAGAATAAATTCCCCAAAGCACCCATATGGCGACTAAACCAACTAGTCCTTCAGATCCTAGTGCCTTTACAAGCGCAACGACTGAACCAACTACATCCAAACCTAAGAATGGAACTGCAGCCCCAAATAAAATTTGGAGTACAACACCTAGAGCAATAAGCCCTAATCCTATGTTTGTTACTTGTTTAATCCACCCTGAGATTTGTTCTAACATAAAAATTTCTCCTGTTAGGGTTTGTTTATAATAAAGGGGTTAGAGGGAGAATAACGATTCCCCCTCTAAGATGTGTGATTACATCAAGTTACTTACACGAGCTCTTCGATAGTAACAGTTACTATCAGCAGAGAAAGGTATTGCGTTAGTAGCATTAGCACCAGTATTTGAAGAATGAACTTCAGACATTGGGTTAATTGCCATTCCGTAACGTGTCTTGAATGCAATTCGTGGTTGGAAACTTGCTTCGGAAACCGCACGAACCATTTGCAATGGAACGTATGGGCAGTAAAACAATCCTGCATCATAAGCATTAGAACCACGATAACCAGCAACATACCAGTTATTAGCAGCACTTGCACTTACAACGGAGTTATAAGGATCGACAAATACTTTGATACGACCATTAATTGTTCCTGCGAAAGTACTTCCTTCTGGACTTGGGTCAACATTCATGTTACCTGAACCATTTGCTCCTCCTCCAACATCAAGAACACCGGCCATTGAAAGGGCAGATGCGACATCAGCGGAACAAACTAGAATGTTTCCTTTTCCTCTACGAGTCAAGATTCCAATATCGTTACAATCACGCTCGATTTGGAACATTAGACCTTTAAATTTTTCTACTGACCAACGACCATTAGAATCTGTATCTAGATTCATGATGCCTGGGTCAGCTGTGGTTTGAGCACCTTCTTTTGCTGTTACATAAATTGTACGAACAACTTCACGATTGATTTCCGCAAGGATCTCAGTTGAAAGTATGTTTGACAATTCGGACTCTGCATCAAGACCATGAATAGCTTTCAAGTCTTGAGCAAGCTCGATACTGTACTCAGCTTTTAGAGCACGTGACTTAGCAGTAACCGTCACCTTCTCGATGGAGAATCCCATCTCTCTGAAGGCTGTGTTTACAGCACTGTCATCTAATGCTTCAGCAGTGGCTGTTGCCATACCTTCAGCATCACCAGTCTTCTCGTAAGTACCAGCAGAACTGTCGTTAAGAACAGCAGGGTTAGCACCTTCTGCGTCGTTAACAGCACTTGATGATGCAGTTGGGTCATACTTAGCAAGACCTGTTCCTGGACCACCTGAGAAACCTGCGTTAGGCTCGTTGAAGAATGCTTCTCTGAAGTCGGAAGAAGCAGGACTTCTCTCGTCTCCGTAAGCAGTTCTCATTGCGAAGATAAGTCCTGTTGGACCTGTCATTGGTTGAACGCCAGCAATATCATAGGCGATCAACATAGGCATTGAACGTCTGATTAGTGAGATCAGTACGGGGTCGAAACCAGCAACTGGACCAGTTGCGGTTGCACCAGCACCATATCCACCTGTGCCTACTGTTTGTAAAGTCTCATTAAGGATCTGTCCTTCTTCGACTTGTGCTTTTTCTTGGTTCTCTAAGAGTTGTGCGACTACGCCTTTCTTATAAGAATCTTCTATCTCTGGAAGAGCATCGTGATTCAGAACGGGTGCCCACTTCTCTTGGAGTTGCTTAATATCAGCCATTTTTCTCCGTTAAAAGTAGTTGTTTGTTAATTATTTGTCAGACCAGCGAGAGATTGCCTCTACGTATTTACCCATAGGGCCACTTGCAGTGGTCTCTTCTACCAAAGGTGCAGATGCTTCTTCGGTGGGTTCCGTTGCAGATCCTGCAACTTCAGCCTTCCTAGTGAAGTATGATTCCTTGATAGTTTCGACTTTACTTGTAAAGTCTTCTTCAGTTTCAAACTCAACACCCTCTGCAAGTTTAACTAGCTTCTCCTTTTCAGTCTCTGCTAATCCAACTGCAATTTCGTTCACGATTTCCATTTTTCTAAACTCACCAATGCGCTTGTTAAGGTCAACATTAGTGTCGATTTGTTCGTTGAGCTTCTTCTCCATATCATCTAGCTCTTCAGCCATACCGTCAAGTAGGTTGAATTTTTCTTCGGGAACGCTAAAGTTATGTTCCACAAAGAGTTCTTTTATACCGTTAAAGAATGACTCAGCCATCTCAGTCTTAATACCGTGCTCAATCTGGAGTTCGTTCTCTTTCATCCATGATTCAGCAGCATAAGATAGATAGTCATCTACTTTCTCGGCCAATTCTGATTTAACCTTATCGATCTCCTCTGTGAGAGCAGACTCGAAAGATTCTTGCATTACCTTAAGCTCGTCATTAACACGAGAGGTAACTGCAGCCTCGAAGATTGTCTTCGCTTTGGTTCTGAACTCTTCATTCAGTTCTTCACCAGCGACAAGAGCGTCAACATCTTCAGTAAAGTCGTATTCGGTTTGAGGGGTCTCTTCTTGGATAACTTCCTCGCTTTCGTTTTGTACGTCATCGAAAATTTTCCCAGATAGAGGTGCGCCAACATTAGCAGTCGAAGCGTCAGACGGCTTTGTCTTAATAGATTTGTCTCCTTCTACAGAAGTAGATCCAGCGGCTGATGCACCAAGGTTCTTAGTTCCTTTGGCACCTTCGCTTGACTTACTATCAGATCCACCGATAGCATTAAACTTTCCTTGGGAAGTATCTATTTTTTCTCCTGCTGTTGCGCCCTTTTTGATAGCGGTAACACCAGTAGCTGCGTCTTCGCTCACTTGCTCCATGTTATCTAGCTCTTTGTTAGAGGTGTCAGACATTTGTTTTAACTCCGAATACTGTGCTTTTGTCTACGATTATTTATAAATTACAAACTTCTCAAAAACTTATTGAACGCGGCAACCTTGCGTTCTTGGATATTTATGAGAGTTGCTTGGTCAATTTCCTGTTTAATTTCCGCTACTTTGCTTTCTTTTAACAGTCCATTATCCCAGATCCACTCCTTTCCTTCCATGATTCCATCAACAAATGCATCAGGAGCTGAAGGATCTGCTACTATATCTGCAGCAGTTGCAAGCATAAAGTCATCTTGAACAACCTGTACTCCCTCTACTTTCTGTAGAGAACCCATACCTCTGGAAGAAACTCCCAACTGTATGCCTTCATCTAATAGGTTCTTAGCAATGTTGCCCATAGGTGTGTCAAGAATTTTGGCACGTCCTATAAAGTTATTACCTTCTCCTTTTAATGAGAGTATTTTATGTGATACACGATCTAAATTAATAGATGGTCCATCTGGATGACCAAGTTCTCCGAGAGCACGACCTTTATTAATAGTGCTTTCTTCATACTTAGCAACCTCACGTTCTAGAGTTTTGAATGGATACTTGCGACCATTCTTGTTCTCTATCTCTGCCTGAAGAAAGACACCTTCAATAAAGTGTGACCTCTTGCCGTCCTTTTCCTCAGATAGAAATTTTACTTGAGTAATTTCTTCAGCTATCAGTCTCATCGGGTTCCTCCTCTTCGGGTTGTTCTTCGGTGGGTGTCTCAGCAGATGCTTCAATTTCAGGTTCTTCATCCTCAACGGAACTTGGAGTTCCTGGTGCCTCCTCTTCTGGAGGTGGCTCATGAGGCATTCTTTGAGCAGCAGGTTCAACCTTTGGTTCTCCCTCTTCACCATCAGCGACGAGTTTGTCCTCCAGTTCATCAGCAGCAGCTTGAGCAGTTTGATCTAAATCAAAACCCATACGTGCAGCAAATTCAGCTTTCTTTTGCTGAATCAAATCATATGTAGTCGCAGCTAATGCGTCATTAGTAGCATCAATAGCACGAGATTTCTCGTCACTAAAAATGTGATCTACGATTCCATTGGCTATTTCACTTGGCATAATAATCCCACTTTTACTTATTTATTTATTAAATTTCTCCTCTGCGTTGATCTGCGGAGGGCATTGTCCTTGATTGATCAGGTGTTGGTGCCATTCCTGGTGCCAATTGACCGTTACCACCAAGCATAGGATCTTGCATTGCTTCAAGTTCCGCAGCTGGATCAGCGATCAATCCTTCTTCCATCTCTTTCTCAATCTGTTTATCCATCTCTTTGATCTCAGGATCCTGTTGTTTCAAGACCTGACGACGGATATAGTCAATGGAGAAATACTTACCAACGTAAGGATCCATAGCATTAACTACGTTTAACCTTTCGTTGCGTATCTCAATCTCCTTGAGTTCAGTGAAGTAGTTATCAGCGATATAATCAAACTGAATATGCTCCTTCATATCCTGCCAATCTTCCAAGGTAACAATACCCTTTAAGACTAATTGCGTCTTAAGAAGATCAGAGAATAATTCGGAGAAACGTTTACGTAATCTTGCAACAAACTTCTGGAACTTAACTTCATCCCTTGTGATTTCAGCAGCACGACCAATGTTAAATGTAGTCTCTGTCTCTAATCTTGAGGAAGGAACATTTAATGCTTTGTATAATTTCTTCTGGAAGTACTTGACATCCTCAAGTTCTCCAAGATTTTGTCCACCTGGGAGCGTAGTGATCTCAGTTCCTCTACCGCCTTCCCTTCTTGGTAGCCAGAAGTCCTCAAGCATCGACATGAACTTCTTGTCATCTTTAATTTCTCCTGTATTTGCATCGTATACAAGTTTATTCCTGTAACGACCCATTACTTCACGGAGGTATTGTTCCGCTTTATTCTTTGGAAGATTACCTACATCAATATAGAAAATTCTTCTTTCTGGTGCTCTTGATAATCTATAGATTACCAGAGAGTCCTCAATCATTCTTAGCTGATTGACTGCTTTAATTGCTTTATGCAAATGAGACAAGACCATATTCTTGTTAAGATCTTGAACACCTGAATGGCAATATGTAATAGAATCAGGAGCAATCTTCATACCTTGGTTGGTACTATTCTTTAATCCTTTTGGATTGTATAAGAAATAAGATGCTGCCCTTTGCGTGAGTTGAGTATTAAGATCCATACCCCGAAGTTGTTCGGGTTTCTTTTCCTCATACTCAGTTACTTTACGAATCTTACGAGGGTCAAT